ATATAGAAGACCCACCGCCTCCTCCTCCAGACCATTTGTATTTTGATTTTGTGTGGGTGGGGACAAGGTGGGTGGGGATTCTCAGAAACAACAGTTGGCAGAATACCTATTAGCTAACCAGTTAAGTTTGTGAATATATGAAGAATCGTGAAGAAATATTAAAAATATTTGATTATGACAAAAACAAAGGTGAATTATATTGGAAAGTAAAACCTTCGCAGAGACTTAAAATAGTAAATGGTGCTGGATGGAATGGTCAGGGATATAGATTATTTTGTTATCAAAATAAAAAATATTTAGTTCACAGACTTATTTGGTTGATAGAAAACGGAATGGACCCAATTGGAGATATTGATCATTTAAACGGAAATCGTGCTGATAACAGGATAGAAAACTTAAGAGAATGTACACGAAGACAAAATACATCCAACAAAGAATGCCATCGCAAAGGACATTTGGTTGGAACATGTTTCAGAAAGCTTGAAAACATAAAAATAATAAGCCAAAGATTTTTAATAAAACCTTGGCAAGCAAAAATTCAATTAAATGGAAAAGTATTTTATCTGGGAAGTTACTTTACTCAACAAGAAGCACATCAGGCTTATCTCAAGGCATTGAGCGATTTTGAATTGAAAAATAAATTTCCTGATAAAATCAATCGAAATAAAATAAGACGATCTGAATTTAGAAGGAAATTAGAAATCCTAGAAAAACAAATTCACGAGACATAATAATCCATATCACAAGTGAAAAATGATTTTCAGGACCCAAATGACCACAAAAGCAACCAACCTCAGCGCATAAAAAAGGGAAATCCCCACAAAGGCACTAAAAAGTTTTTGCCGTTGTGATTGTTTACGTGTGGATTTTGGAAAGAATTGCAACAAAACATAGCCAAGCAAAATAGCAAAAAGAAAACACGAAAACTCTACGAGTAAAATTTCTTTCATTTCAAGGTACTCAAGGCTTCCGTCATTCTGATGAGGTAATCTAATTTTTTCTCTTGTTTTCGCACATTCTCTTGGCATTGATTGAGATTATCTTGGGATTGATTGAGATTATTTTGGCATTGATTGAGATTTTCGGACAGCCTGAGGTTTTGTGCAAAAAGCTCCTGTTCCTTAGCCAATTGTGCTTTTGCTGCCTCTAAATCCTTCCGGCATTCGTTTTGTTTTTCGTTCAGGAGGTAAAGGGTTTGACCAACCCCAACAGCGCATCCTCCAGCAGCAAAGATCATGACAACTTGCTTTATGCCTAGGGGTGCTAAACCCATAGCACTCAGATAACTTGTGAGTCTCAAGAATTTTCCTCTTCTTGCTTGTGTGGCTAGGTATGTGCCAATTTTTTTGAACTCATCGCTTCCTGTGAATGCTTTAACAACCTCACCATTTAGGTGTTTTGTATAGTCGTAGTTTGCAATTTTTGTCCCAATTCCAGCACCACCAAAACAGGCCCAAGCCACACTGTAAAAGTCATCGACTACCATCTTACATTCTTTGTCTAAGCAGACGATCTCCCCATCTGGTATGGGATTATACTCTAACAATTCAGCAAGTTCTCCATTTGCTGCCATTTCGGTCAAAATGTCCAAATGCCGATCAACAGTTTCCTCAACAGGGTTTATATTATGTTCAGCTTGTGCTGGTTGGTGCCCACCACATCCCATAGCTAATAGCAATAGAAACATTTGTTTTGACATATTTTTAGCCTTTTTTAGAAGAATTTGACTTTGCTCCAGTCAGCGTTTGCTAAACAATTCAAAACATTTTGCCCTTCGTTTGAAGTACTTCTGGCCCAATCAGGGATATTTTTGCAACCCTCTTCATCCATTTGCATAACTGTGTTGTGGATAGACATCAACCCGTCACCCGTCGAACCCTTTAAAGCCTCTAGGCTTTGAGCCATTTCAGTACAAAACTCGCTGTGAGATTCCACTTCGGATATCACTGGGACATAATCATGAGCCACAACCCAAACATCACCACGGGTTGTCATCATGCCTTGATATTGATGAGGGTTTTGCCAAGCATGGTTCATTTTTTGCCAGACAAAAGGCATCTGGTCTGCCCGCCAACCAACCACGACAGTTAGACCTTCCTTTGGTAGCCAGCTTTGCCCTGGTCCCCAATGGCACACATCGGCTATGGAATCACCCAGATCTTCCCAAGTTTTTTTGTTGGTTGGATCAATAGACTTCCAGAATTTGTTCCAACCACGCCACGCAGCTTGGCTTGGGGTGGCAATGCCAACGCTTGCACACAACACAAATGATTTCAAAAGCATATCGCTTATAATTTTTGCCTTCACAACACCCTCCTACAAAATTCGCTAAATACGCAACCCACCCTTTGGATACCCAACGGTATGACTGATGTCAATGTTTCTTTGTAAGTGTGCTGTAATTGTTGTAGAATCAAATTCTACTACTTAAGGATATATCTATGCTGAAATTGTCCGATATGTTAGTCAAGTTTAAGAAATGTTTAAACTATTCTTTGAATTCTGAAATTGGTCATTTTGTAACTGATGCAGAGGGTGTTGATGGTATTGAGTTGGAAACGTTGGCCTTACTTTTAGACATGAGCATGATTTCTGAAAAAGGTTTGCACTACCACAATGAGGAAATGGTAAGTTTAACAATCACAAATCTCTTAAATGTGTTTAATAAATACAAATTTGCGTTAACTGGCTATTTTGAGCCTTGCGCAAGCCAATCACAGATTTTAGCGGAATTAGCCTGTGCCTATATCATTTCAACTCAATTAAAAACAAAAGACACTCAGGAGCTTTTGATTTTAGATGATTTGAAATTTAAGTTTTTTGAAATATTGAAGAAAGTGATTTTGGCAACGCCCATTCTAGAAAAAAATATAGCCGGTGAGTTGCAAAACAAAATCAATTAGAAGACTATAAAAAACCCTACATGGATTAACATGGCATAACTCAACCTATGTGGGGTTTTATGTCACTTTCTATTTTATCCATAATCTTGATGTTATTAATGGTTATTTTCTTTTGGTTTCTTTTTTGTTGAATCAATCTTGAGTGATATTCATCAGTATAATGATATAAGCAAAGGCAGTCAGAACAAAAATCAACGTTAAATACAGAAACGTATTGCTGTATATGTTTTGCATAAACTTATCAAATAAAGAATTCTTATTAATGGCATTCAGGATGATTTTCTTCTTTTTTTCTTCTTGGGATACCATCAAATCAATTCCTTTTTGCTAAAACGTTGCAATTGCCAACCAATATTTTTTTTCCACATTTCATATCGCTTTTTTCTGAGGACTTCGGGTTGAAGAATGCCTCCCTTGATATCGCTTTGCATGTATTCAGACCATAATAGCAAACGCTCTTTTGTGTGTGCGATATTTCTCCAGCTACGTCCTGCCATAACATGACTCAAATAGTCTTTATTGATTTTTAAAGATTGGGAAACCTCTGATCTTGTATAACCATTGATAATCATTTCAATAGCTTTTATAACAATGTCTTGTGTGTATTTTGCATGAGGTGATTTTTCACCTTGGACTTGAGGCAAATCTCTTTTTCGGTAGGGGGATTTCATCACTTTTGTAAAAGTAATTATCATTTTGTAGCCCTTTTTAATTCTTAGCAACAAAATGATGTTAGAAATTCTAAAAATTTACAAGGCTTGGAGTGTGCGGGGTTGGTAGGGGAGTCTGGAGTGCTGGGCGAATAAGCAAAGAGATTTTGAAAAAATTTTCATCAAGATTTTGTATGTCTGTTCATTTTGATCGTATTCCATTTCCAATAAAATACCTAAAATAAAACAAAACCGTGACATTATGTAAAGCCGTTCTTCTTGTTCTAGTAAATCAATTTTTTCTAAATCGTTTTTATGCTTATTTAAAAGATGATCAGCAATTTCAATTGCTTTTGTTTTTATTGCGTTTTTGTCGTTTGCCGTCATTTCCTTAGCATGAAGCCACAAGTAAAAACTATGTAACTCTGCGTCAATGCGACCTTCTTTCGTCAGGCTTATCTCAAGAAAATCTTTAACTTTTTCGGCATCTTGTTGGCTTATATTGCCATTTTTTCTGTTGTAATCTGCGTCCATGACCTTGTTCATAAATGCAGATACGGTGAGAAAATTATGCATGTGGTCTCCTAATCTTCACTGTCCTGATCTCCGCCCTGCAGTTTTTTAACTATGTCTAAAAATGCATGCAATTGCTCTTTATTAATCTTATCGGTTAGTTGTGGTAAAACATTGTATATATTGTATTCCATGCCATATTTATCACTAAACTCGGCCAGCATCTTCAGATCTTTTGAATCAAAAAAATAAGTATAGTTGGCAAGTATTTTATTAATGATTTCTTCGTACATGTATCCAGAGGTGAAATAAGATTTTGACACACTTGCCGTTTCGGATTCACGAAAAGCTTTAAAAAGCTCCATGCACTCATCTATTTCGAGATCGCTTTCCAAAAAATATTTTTGAATCAGTTCTCGCAATTTCGATAATGATTTAAAAGTGTTCTTAACGCTCGGTTTTTCTTCTTCAAAAGTCTTGGTCAGTTTTTTGAGTGCGGTTTGTATATCTTCTGCTATCTGCATTTTGTCTATTGACACTTCAAATTCCTTTTATCTAAAACGTTTACAACGTTACAACTTAAATTTACATATATCAAAAAAATCTTTGTAAGTCAATAGCTATTGTTCGGGTGGGCGGTTTTTGCTAGCATCTTCTGAAAACCCTTCGGGATACCTGCCCTTTAATTTTTCCTGGACTCGCATTTCAGCTTGCTCCCGGATATACCCAAGCTCTATCTCAAGTGCTGCTAGGTAATAGTACACATCTCCTATCTCAATAAGGATCTTTTCCCTTTGCAATTCATGACCATGGTACAAATGTTTTTTTAGCAACTCGATGACTTCGCCACATTCTCCTGCTAAACCAAGTCCAGCATTTGCAAGCCTGTCTCGTTCTGGCAAGTCTTTCCGCCATGTCCGATCCACAATCTTGTGCATATCAAGCAAACTCATTTCAATCTCTCCAATACAATTAAAGGACGAAAAGGACGAAAAGGACCAAACCAAAAAATTTACAAAAATAAAATAAATGATTAAGAATAAAAATGAAAACAGTTGCATAAGATAAGGTTAAAAAATGACTATGCAAAACAGAGTTATGATCCATTCAGCAGTGTCTGTCATAGAAGACTCCATCATCATTGATGAGGTAGGGAGGACAAAACAAAAAGAACATGAGGTGTGTCAATTTGCTGCCGAATTTCCTTTGGGTATCACAACCAACATACCACCAAACGTTTTTCGCAAAGCATTTCGGGAAATGGAAGAAAAATGTTTAGAAAAAGCACAAAAAGCTGGGCTTGTAAGATATTGAATTTGCAAAAGAATTTTTGGTAAACTATTTTAGTCATTATTAATTGCTAATATATTGATTTTGTTATAAATAATGATCCATGTAACAAAACAAACAAAAGATAAAGGTATAGAATATGAAAAAGATAGCTAGAAATATTCCTGGAATGTTTAGGTTAGACGAAAAAAAATATGTTGGTCAGACAAGAGAAGCGCAAAGAGAGCGCACACGAAAACACAGGGCACGGGTGAAAGCGCATCAGGAGGCAGCATTTGAAGCAGAGCTTGAAGGTAGAGAAATCCCCCCTTTAGAACCATTAAAAAAAGTAAAGGTCACTACCACAAAAAAAGATCCTAGCAAAAATAGAATTGAGCCAAGGCGTGATGTCCCCACAAATTTGCTCGTCCCGATTTGCTCGTATACAGAAGCCTTAGATAGATTTCATAAAAAAGTGTTTTCGCTCAGAACTTTTTCCAGAGACGACATTGATAAAGTGCGTGAAATGGCCTCTCACGGGATGCTACAAAAAAACATTGCTTTTTATTATGGGGTGGAACCTACGGTTTGGAGACAATTAAAAATCATGTATCCAGAAATCACAAAAGCCATGTTAGATGGGTACAAAGAACATGAATTGCGGCATCTTACCAACCTCAATGCAATTTCAGATAGGCAAGAACCGGGTTCTACACAAGCAGCGATATTTAAGCTAAAAACATCACATGGTTACTCAGAGATACCAGATGAATTAGCATTTAATAATCATGCGGATGAGCAAGAAAATGAACGAATTGGAAAAGTTATCGCAGAAGCAATTAGCCGACTTATTGGTGGTGGTGAAGGATGACCCTAAAGCTGTTAGACGTATATTGCAAACACGCTGCCGACATGACTTGGAATTATTTGCAAAAATGTTTTTTGGCAAGTTTTGTAAATACCCTTTTTCTCCATTTCATAAGGATTTATTTGCACGTTGGGACAAGAATGAGCGTGGCACTCGCTGGGTGGATGCAGCACCACGAGGTTCCGCAAAGTCTACAATGGTCTCGCTTATTAAACCCATCCACGATATTTGTTACCACCAAGAAACCTATATCACCATTTTCTCTAACACCGAGGCTCAGGCTTTACAGAAACTCCGTGATATTAAAAATGAGTTGCTGGAAAACGATTTTCTACGGTATTGCTATGGCTCTTTTTTCCCTAACAAGAAAGTTAGCGAAAAGTCTTTTGTGGCATCTTGTAATGGGAATCAAACAATGGTGTCCGGGTTTGGAGTGGGAACCCAAGTCCGTGGTATCCGTTTTGGGAGTGAACGCCCAACCAAGATTATTCTTGACGATGTCGAGCATTCAGAAGAAGTCTTTTCGGAGATCCAAAGGGAAAAACTTGAAAACTGGTTTAAAGAAGACCTCACATATCTCGGCCAACCCGGTACAAATATTCATTTTATAGGCACGGTCCTGCACCACGAATCTCTTCTGCAACGGCTTATCAAAAACCCTAATTATCATGGAAAAGTATACAAAGCCATAAAATCATGGGCACATAGAGAGGATTTGTGGCAAAAATGGGAAAAGATATACATTGATTTAGGTAACCTAAACCGTTTTTGCGATTCTCACGATTTTTTTAATGAGCACAAAGAAGACATGCTCAAAGGTTCTGAAGTGTTATGGCCGGAAAAAAACACTTATCTCGACTTGATGAAAAAGCGGGTAGAGATTGGACGTTTGGCCTTTCAGAAAGAAGACCAAAACGAACCTGTTGCAGCAGTAGACGCACTCTTTAAGCAATTTAAATGGTTTACGGTTCATCAAAATGGAATCCATATCGAATCAACGGGAGAAGTTGTCTCTATGGGGCAATTGCGGTTTTATGCCGTTATTGACCCAGCAGCAGGTGAGCGTAAGGTGCAAAAAAACTCTAAAGCTGACTACACATGTATTTTACTTGGAGCTACGGACTATAAAGGGAGATGTTATGTCTTAGAAGACATCACGCAACGTCTCACTCCAACGGAATCTATTGACCGCATATTTCAATTTTGTGAAATGCAACCTATTGAAAAATTTGGAGTTGAAACCAATTTGTTCCGTAACTTAATTATCCCTAATATAGCAACTGCCAAAAAACAAAGAGAAGAAAACCGCAAAAAATCAGGTTTCAAGAATTGGGGAATCAAGGTCAATTTTTACGATATTATCAATACAGAAAATAAGCTCAAACGCATATTTACTCTTGAGCCTAAAGTGTCCAATGGGTGGATGCTTTTTAATCGCAATTTGAGCCAAGAATACAAAAATCAAATGGAAGCGTTTCCAATGGCCTCACACGACGATGCTCCAGATGCCACTCATATGCTCTGGTCGTTGGTTGAGGGGCGTTACAATGCAAATGGCGTTAATATTGATGCACTAGGTAGATGAGGACTCATATGGCAGACCGCAATTGGCTTGGACTTCCAAAATCACGGACACAACAACGCATAGACAACACGCTTGGGATTATCCCTGCCGATAAGGTGTCTAAAAACAAGAAGTGGCGTGATGATAGGCTGCATAAACTTGATATGTATTATGAGGGGACACAATATGACCATTTGGCCCCATGGGTATTAGAGCCAACCCAAGAATATATACCTATTCACCGCCGCAAACCTTGTATCAATTTTCTCTTTGCCAAAAGGATGGCAGGTACCTTAGCCAGTTTTATGTGGGGCAAAAAGCGCTTCCCTGCCATAAAAATTGAAGCTGATCCCATGACTGAAGAGTATTTGCAAACCATAATCCGAATCACAAATTTGGACTCAACACTTTTGCAATGTTTTAAATCAGTGATTGTCCAAGGTTCTGCGTTTCTCCGAATTTCTGTGCAAGCTGGAAATTTTAAACTTGAAGCATTTGAAGCGCAGTATTGCTATCCAGAATTTGATGAGAACGACGAATTAGTGCGAATTGAAATCAAATACACATTTAAAGACCCAAGCGATAAAAAAGAAAAATGGGTAAAAATAGAACTCACAAAAATAGCTGACATTCTTTATGACACTCCAGAATACAACTCGGACACAGAACCAACATTTGAAGAGGTCGAGAGGGTTGAGCACAATTTAGGTTTTGTGCAAGGAGAGTGGATACGGACTGCCATAGTTCCACAAAAAATAGATGGTCCTAGCCTTTTAGAAGATGTTTTGGATTTTATTGATGAAATGAACTACAAACTCTCTCAAACATCGACAGCTATACGCTACAACATCGACCCTCAGCTCATTATCACAGGCTTAGACCAAGACGAAATAAGCAGTCTAGTCAAATCGAGTGCCAAGGGATGGAATTTGGGTAGGGATGGAACGGCCAATTTTCTCGAATCTAACCTGGGTGCAGCGCAAACCGCAGTTGAATTTGTAGACAAAATCAAAACCAATATTCAAAATATTTCTCGGATCCTTCTCATGGATCCTGAGAAAATCAATGCACAGTCTATTTCAGGACGTGCGCTTGAGATTATGCACAGTCCGTTGGTTGAGCTGATTGATGAATTGAGGCCCCAGCAGCAAAAGCATTTAGTCAATATTTTGCAAAAAATGGCAGTCATCAATTTAGCTATTTACGGACAAGCGGGTGCTTCTCCGATTTCCATCCCGCCTGGTTATAAGCCGGTCAGTTTTGACGTTCAGGTTGTATGGCCCCCAGTTTTTCCACAAACAATTGTAGACTTAAATGAGAAAGTGAATGTGGCGGTCAGGGTAAGCCAAGCCTCCTTAATCTCAAGGGAAACGCTCACCCGTTGGTTGGCAAAAGATTTTGATGTTCAAGATGTGGAAGCAGAGATTGAAAAAATAGCCAACCAACCCTCACTCAATCCTTTTGGAGCCTTTTGATGGAAAACCAAGACATTAGATTTATCCGAGTAAGAGGACGTATAGTCCCAATAAGGGCTAAAAAAAAAGATAAAACCATTCCAGCAGTGGGATTAATGGGAGCAACTGGAGCAGGAGCGGGTGCTGGTATTGCTCTTGTTAAATTCAATAAAGATAAAAAATCCAAATTCAATATTTTAGAAAAAGAATATTCTGTATTCAAAAAGCAAAATCAAGATTTTTTAATGAAAGACATAGATGAAGCTGGGAAAATCACAAAGTATTCAGTCGAAAAATCCACAAATCCATTAAAATTTAATCCTTTAGATGATGAAATGGGTTTTACAAAAGCAAAAAATATGTACAAAGATTATTTAGGAAAAAGAGGTTTGGATCCATCTAAAGCCGATACTCTCAAATCCAATTATAATCTATTAAATTTAGTTACAAAAAATAATATTAAAAACAATAAAATAGCATACAATGCTCAAAAATCGTTATTTGAAAATCAGACAAGTCTTTATAAAAACAATTTTGGTAAACTTTCGGAAATATACTCCAAAAAAAATAAAATAAGATTTGCCACAAAAGGTGGTTTGTTAGGACTCGCATCGGGCTTAGCTTTAGGTGGTGGTATTGCTTATATAATACAAAGGAATAAAGATGCAAAATCAAGACGTTAGGTTCGTGAGAATCAACGGAAGAATAGTACCTATGAAAATTGACAAAAAGACAAATACACAAACAAAAGCAGCATTAAAAGACGTTATAACAAATATGAGTGTTGTAGATGCAAAGGCACAAGCCAAAAAATATAGATATAAAGAAAATTTGATTACCGGAACGGAAGATTTTAAAAAAAATAATCAATTTGGTTGGTTTAGAAAACTTTTATTAACACCTACTGTCAAAATTGCAGAAAAAGGTGAAAATGCTTTTGCCTTGCCGAATAAAGAAAAAAACTTTGTATTTGTATCTAAAAAAGTGAATAAACATGTATTAGCTCATGAAATTGGTCATACAAAAGATTTTAAAGTTAATAAATTTAATCCGTTTTTGGACACAGGTTTAATAGGGGCAATTTCTGGACGTACTTTAAAACTTGAGAAAAGAGCTTGGGACGCTGCCCCAGGAAGAAATACAGAGGAGAGGCAAAAAGTTAGAGAATATGCGTTGGGCACGTACGAAAAAGCACAAAATGTGACTCGCATTGGAGCTGGGGTTGCTGTTGCTGGAACTGGATTGTATTTAGGTCGAAAACCATTACTCAATGCGGTGCAACCTGTCGGCAAATTTTTAAGAAGGTTAGGCTAATGCAAAACCAAAATGTTAAATTTGTCAGAATTAACGGGCGTATTGTTCCAATAAAGCAAAAAAGTCCTGCTGAAAGTATAGCGACAAATGTTGCTAGAGGAGCATATGCAACTTATCAATTTGATAAACATTATAGAATTAAAAAAGATAGAAAAAAATCAGCATTTTCAACAGGTGCTAAAATTGGCGCAGGTGTTGGTATTGGTATCACGGGAGTTAGTGCTTTGATTACCTCAAAAAATCCCATGTTAAAACCAACATTAACAAAAGTTCAAAAAGTAGGAGCCTTTGCGGTTGGGGCAGGAATCAATGCTGCATTTTTTGGCATGATAGGAGGTGTTGTTAATAAATATTCTGTAAAAGAAAGAAAAAAACCTATAGAATTAGATAAAAGATTTTCACAAATATACAAAAGCATCATAGGCACAAAGATTCTATCAAAACAAAAAAATAAATAAGGGGATTTTATGAGCCAAGATCCAACCGTTCGTTTTGTGCGCATAAATGGCCGAGTGGTTCCTATAAAGGTAAAGCCTGGCGAGATTCCTCCAGGAAAAGGTATGAATCAAGGTGCTAAAAGTGGCCAAGGAAAAATGCCTGGAAGTTCTCAAAGACAAAAAGGACCCTCTGTGGCTGCAAGGGCTACAACTGGATTAATTGGTGGTGCATCTTTTGGATCAGTAATTGGTATGTTTGCTGGTACGGGTTTAGGAGTGGCTGGAGCCGTATTGGGTAATAGGGGGAAAATTTTAGGAAAAATTGGTGGTGCTCTTAAAGGAGCTAAAAGTGCTGCAAATGTAGGATTTAAAACAGTTTCGAAAGTGGCATCGAAAACAGCAAGTCGTCCTGGAGCGCAATCAGCTATCAGAAATATAAGCCAAGCCGCTAACAAAACCTCCAGTGCACTTTCAAGAGCAGCAACTAGTTCAATAGGGCAAACAGCAAGGCGTGGTATAAACCAAGCCAGTAGCAAAGCATCAAGTGCAATTTCTAAAGCAACATCAAGTTCTACAGCAAAATCAATGAGATCATTTACTAATAAAGCTGGCAAAAATGCAAAAATCTTAGGTCGTAAAACTGTAAACCGTCTAGAAAATATAGATAGTTTAGGTGCAATACAAAAAGGAACTATTGGAGGAGCTGCTATAGGAGGGACTTTAGGTGCAGTGACAAACGTAGCAGCAAATCAAAAAAGACAAGGAGAATACGATAATGCAAGATTAAAGCCATTAAAAAAGAAAAAATAATAAAATAAGTTGGTTGAGACATGCAAAACAAAGAAAAACAGCAAGGGTTAGGCGAAACTATCTTTCGGCGCATAGGGGGAAGGATTATCCCTATTCGAGTTAACCCGCAAATCAACCCATCAAATAATATGAATTTGGTTGGTGGTGCTAAAGGAAAGACAGGTCAAACTTTTACAGTAGCAAACAAACCCTCTGGCGTGGGTTCTCGTGGCCCTTATAAAACAAAGTTGGATAAACGCAATGAGCAGCGCAGGGAACGCTATGCCATACGCAAATCTTTGGAAGCAGAAAGAGTAGAAAAGCAAAAATTTACTCACAACAGAGGAATATTTGGAAACAAATATCTCAATCCAGAAATCATTGGTATGAGTCTAGGGGCTGGGGCTGCTGCTGCTGGGGCTATATTTGGTGGAGTTAAAGCGTTAAAAACTTTATCTAAGACTATTCATGGGCCGCAAGGATTCTCTGGAGTCACTCGCTATGTCAAATCTATGGAAGCTATAAAAGCCTACAATTTAAAAAAGGCTTCTAGCTTTGCAAAAACGTCTTCTGAAATTTCCAAACAAGCAAGTTTATTAGAAAAAACAATAAAATCAAAAGATGTGTTTGATTATGCAAAAATAACAAATATGCAAAAAGAAGCTATCAAATTTGCACAAAAATCAAATCAAAAATCAAAACAAGCGTCTGTTCTTATAGATAAAATCAATCGAGTGAAGAGGGAGTCAGGATATAGTTATAAAAAACCAGTTATAGATTTTTGGAAAGCTCATGAGGCGAAATTTCTAACTGGCGTTGGGCTTGGGACTGCTGGAGCAGTCTATGCTGCAAATGTAAATGACAAATCATGAGTTTTTTTGAAGATATAGACAATATTGATGTTTTGGAATCCCACGCCGATGCTTTGTTTAAATTGGAGAAGCAGGAATCAACCAACATACTAAAAATATTTAGAAGGGTTGCACAAAAACTAGCATCCCGTCTTACTCTTTCTCAAGACAAATCTGTAGATGAGGCCGTGAGGTTTACTCTTTTGCAAGTCAATTCTGGTATAGATGCCATTAAAGCGTCTTTACGCAGTGATGTGGAATTTTCGACCGAAGTTGTTGCCAATTTAGCATCAAAGCATTTGGGAATAGAAATGGGCGTTTTTGAGAGAAAATTCAATCAAAGCATGGTTCCCATCAATATCAATGCCGTTAAGGTCGCAAGTCAGTCTAAGAATTTTCTATTCAACACCTTTGATGCCTCTATAAAAGCCTATTCTCAATCCCTGCGAGACAAGATTGCGATTGGGTTACAGGATGCCATTGTGGAAGTGGTGCCTCCAGAAGATATTATAGGGCGCATGGTAGGATTTTTTGGGAGAGAGGAATGGCGGCTGAGAAGAATTGTGCGCACGGAAATGCACAATATCTATGGCACTGCTAAGCAATTTGGCATGGAGGATGTGCAAAGCAAGTCATTTCCTGACCTTAAGAAAACGCTTTACCATCCTATGGACTCTCGTACAGCAGAAGATAGTATTTATGCTCATAGTCTGAATTTAGTTGCTGATATTGGAGAGCCGTTTAGGTACCAGTGGAAAGGCAAATGGAGGGTGTTCAACACCATCGACCGTCCTAATGATCGGTCTATTGTTATCCCATATCGGCCAAGTTGGAATTCTTGAAGGAGGAAAAATTTTGTCTGATTACCATCTTGTTTCTGTCAAAACGTCTGTAGGAATTGCTGGAATTAGACAAAAACCCCAAACAGACTTAAAGCCTTTGCGTATTTTTGATAATGGAACAGTTTTGCTTGTTCAAAAACAACAAAATGAAAAAAATTGGGTACAGGTTATTTCTGCCATAGATAAAATGGCATTATCAGTTTTAAACCCTTCTGTTTGGATTCATGAATCGCAAATTTTGAAAGAAGGAAAAATAGGTTACATCATAAGCTCGGATGGCTTTGCCAATGGACGAAGTGAGCCTTCTTCTGATGGCAATGTGGTGCGCAAATTACTAACAGGCAGTTTGGTACAAATCAATTCTGAAAAAGATGATTGGTATTGGATAGATCGTTTTGCAACTCCAGATAAAGGAGTCCAGGGGTATATACCCAAAGAGTATGTTGTGGGTTTGAACACATCAGCTCATCCTCTTTTAACTGTTCCTTACCGTTCTCAGCTTGATAATAGTTATGACCCAACGGGAACATGCGGAATCACAAGTGCAAGTATGTTATTTGCATTTTGGGGGAAAGAAATCCGTGCTGATCAGCTTTATCAAGTCTATGGTAAAGAGACTGGCCAATCTCCAGAAACATTAGCTAATCTTTACAAAACAGTTTTGGGTTCTCGTGCTCAAGTTACCAAAACCTATAATGGCACCTTCGATGAAATAAAGAGTTTGATTAGACTTGGCCAACCTGTTGTCACGCATGGTTATTTTACAAAACCAGGGCATATTGTTGTGGTGATTGGATATACATCTATGGGTTTTGTCGTGCACGACCCTTATGGAAATTGGTTAGGAGGGTATGAGTATGACACATCTGTTTCAGGCAAAGGGTTGACTTACAGTTATAGTGACCTGCGTAAAGTGATGAGCCATGATGGTGATGTTTGGTACAGCTCAGTGAGAATGTGAAATTTTTATTATTGATTAAGCGAATAGGGGTATTTTTATCATCGATTGTGAACCTTTTGGTTTTCCAGGTTTATTTTTAGTTTCAACATCTGTATTCATGTTATCATTGCCTATTTCTTAAAGTTAACTTTTGAAGTTTGCTTGTCATCTAACAAGTCTACAATCTCTTGATGAGACTTGGGAGAGTGCTGCAATTTTAGGTTGGTTAGGATTTTGATTTGATCTCCACGTCCCATAACGTATGGGTTGATCCAATACCACCCTTCAGAAAAGTGCCTCTCAATAATTCTTTTTGAAATGAGTTCTCTCAATGCACCATGAAACGAAACAGGGGTTTTGATATACCTGTTCAAAATGGGATCACTATTGGAAAGATAGAAATAAGTCGTTTCAGGCGGTGAGGTTAAAACCATTGCATAAAGCAGTCCAAAAATCTTAAGAGCTGCCGGCGATAGGTCAAACCATATGCTGGCATATCTGCCATAAAGCTTAACAAACTGTTCCCCACTCACCACTTGTTCCACTGCCGTGTATAAACCTTGCCCTATTTGTGTGTCACCTATTTTTACAGGCTCAGAAGATTTGATTTCAACAAATTTTAATTTTGTTCTTTTAACAATGATTTCGTTTTCATTTACAAATGGATTGTGTTTGTATCGCTTTTGCCCTTTAGGTCGCCCCAATTTTTTCGGTTTTTTTTCAATTTCTAAACTTTCCATAGAAACATATTCCTAAATGAAATTTGATGCTTTAAGAATATGTTTTGTATTCTTGTTAAGAATATTTGTCAAGAGTAATGCCAAAATATGGAAACTAATTTAATGAAATATCAGTAGGCTATTAATCAAAATATCGATTTTTTTTATTATGGGGCTTGATATCATTCAACAAAGTTTCAAACGCTTCTATATGTATTAAGAGAGGGGCCAAAGCTCACACACCAAAACAACAAAAGCCACCCCCTTTTTGCACCCTCCAGGCAGTGCCACAGACTAGGCATCTCAACTCCCCATGACGGCAGTGTTGCCTTGGACTGGGTGCCCCTACGGGGCCCCTCAGTCCCTCACCTCAATTGAAAGGTATTGGGTTTTGGTTTTTAGGGTGTGTGGACTTTCAAGACTCTGAACAAGAAAGGCAAAAAGCAAAAAACCAGTGTCTGGAAGGGGTATGTTGAAACCCTTGCTTTTTTTTCTCGTCAAAGCCAGATTTGTGCTAACCTTTTAATGACCTAGATGGTCTGGAGAGATTATGAGCGAAGAGACCCAAGTCGTTGCCCCAGGTGAGCAACCAACTGAAACAGCACAAGAAAATAGTCAAGTTCAAGGTGAGCAAGCAGAAGGTAGCAAATTTGATTTATCCAATTTGGATCCAGGTGTCCAAAAATATATCAAATCTTTGCGTCAAGAAGCGGCAAGCCACAGGACAACGGCAAATCAAGTCAAAGCTCAATTTGAGGACCTGCAAGGGCGGATCCAATCTGTTTTTGGGGGAGAAGAGGAATCTATTGACCCACAAGAAGCAGTTGTCCAATTGCAAAGTGCTACTCAGGAGTTGTCATTTAAAAACGCTATCCTCTCGGAAGCGGTAAACCATGGCATCCCTGCAACTGGCATCCCTTATTTTGAGTTTTTGATCCAGCAAGCAACCATGGAGCTAGAGGAAGGTGAAGAACTGAGCCAGGACACCATGAGTGGTATTTTGGCAGAGGTTAAGCAAAAATCTGGTCCTATGATGATGCAAAGTAGCGTAAAGACTCCGCAATCCGCTCCTGATACAAGAGGTGAAATGACAGTTCAGCAGTTTAGTAAACTGGGGATGTCGGAAAGAACCAAGTTATATCAAACAAATCCACAAAAATATGCCGATTTAATGGCAGAGTGGAAAAAAACTATAAGGTAGAAATTCAATGGCAGCTACAGTAGCCGCAGATTTTGTTTTTGAACCAAAGGTGTGGTCAGATCACGTTATGGCTTATTTCCGCCGGAAATTGGTCTTTGGCGCATTTGCATTCACCGATGATACTTTGACATCCCAACCGGGCTTAACCATCAATTTCCCCTATTTCAAGACCATTGGTGCGGCAGAAGAGCCAGCGGAAAGCGAAGGGTTACTTGTTGACTCAATCTCCGATGACTCTTTTTCGGCCACCGTGAAAGAAATCGGTAAAGCTGTTGGTATAAAAAAGAAGGCTTTTAAAAAATCTGCGGCTCAAACAGACACCATCATTTCCAATATTCAAATGCAAATTGGCCGCAGAATGGCCGAAAAAGTGGATGCAGACTTGTTAACGGAATTTGCAGGTAGCGGAAACTTTGTAAATGGGTACACCTCTACCCTTGCAACTGATGTTATGACCGTCAAAAGGTTAGCTGCCGCCAAATACAAAGCCTTTGGAGACCGTGGGAACGAAGCTGTTGTGTGCTTTATGCACTCCCGTCAATGGCTTGACCTTTTGAGAGATGACACCTTTGCCGCCCTGAAAACAGACAACTCTCTCGCTCCTGAGCTTGTGACTCAAGGTATGATGACCACCATGCTGGGTATGGCTATTGTGGTTGTGGATACGGTTCCTGCTTCTACTCAAATTGCTTCTACCGATACTTACCGGGCATTTTTGCACAAACCGGAAGCCTATGGTTACATCGTAAAACAAGAAGCCGAAATGGAATCGGATTACGACATCCTCCATCGTGAATGGGTATTTACTGGTAATCAGTGGTATGCAGTCAAATCATTCCACGCTAAACAGGCTGCTGATGATCTGCGCACTTGTGAAATCATTACAACCGTTGGTGCTTAAAATTATTACCTTTATGGAGATGTTTTCATGAGTGCACAAAACAATGCCAGAGGACCCGTTATCCTAAGTATGAACATAGGGAGTGTTTCCGCAACCCAAACGCACTTTCTTTTTAATGTTAAAAGACGTTTTAAAATTACACATTTGCATCTTTCTAATGATGCCGTTTTAGCGGCACACGGAAGCAATTATGTGGTGATCGAAATCAAGCGTGGTTCTACGGTTTTGGGTGATTGGTCCACGGCAACTGGAGGCGATGGTGGTTTGCCTGCGGCAGATGTTGTGCAAATTGCAATTGACTCAGCAAACGACACTGTTCCAGCAAACTCAACAATAACGTGCGTTGTCACGATCAATGGATCTGCTGCTTTAACACGTTCACGAGTGATTGTAGAAGGGTACTACACATGATAGGACGCACACGCCAACGCATAGCAAAAAAACAAGCTGAAAATCTTAAGAAGTCAGAAGGTGAGAATAAAAAATGCTCACGTCAAACCAAAAAGCCGAAATAATATTTTATTTAGGCTATAGCGCAACAAGCATCATCCCTGGAAGTACGGATTACGACAAAATCCTAGCTGATAGGATGGAAAATCTCACTCCAGAAGCTGAAACTTTGATTACGGCTTTGCTTGTGCAAATTGGTGATGTGCGCACTAAAATGGCAACGTCTTCTTCTCGTATGTTGGTAAAAAAGGTGGGTGACATTGAACTCAATTCGGATGAACATTCCCTTTTATCAACTGAATACAGAAGACTTTTGCGTGATTTGAGTTCGCTTATGGGCATCAATATAGCCAGCTCATCTTCAGGTGGACGTATGTTTGGGGTGTGTGTGTAATGGGCATAATAGATGACCTACTGCCAATAACTAACGACATTTTGGGTGTTCGTGATGATATTGGTGCGGTTATTCATCCTATTTATTTAGTGACCAGAACATGGAGTGGGGAAAGTGTTGGTGATGGCACTTATTTAGATGAGGAAGAACAAATGCTTCCATCACCTAGTGTGCAAAAACTAACTTTTAACTTACCTGCTTTACAGGCTGGGCAATATGAAGTGGGCGACCTCATTATCCGACATATTTCAAAGCAAAATTACCCTGATGAAGATGTTGTTTCTTGTAAATCATCTGACTCCAATATCGAAAAGTTCTATAAAATCAATGGTAAGTTTTACCAAGTGATTTCCGTCAATGAATCTTATGTGACCTGGGAAGTGACTATCCGTAAGGTATCGGGATGAAATGGCAACGACAAAAAGAGTCACTTTAAAACAATACCTCTATGAAGAACTCCCACAGCTAAAAAAACTCACGCTGGAAAAGCAAAAAACCATTATTATGGATGAAATTCAACAGGAATTGGTTTTACTTGTTAAAAAATCTCCTGTTGATACTGGATTTTTTGCCCAGTCGTGGGGTGTCACGCAAACAGAGGATAAGATACTTTTGGGCAATTCTGCTCCTTATGCTCCACAGATAGAAATGGGTGCAAGGCCCTTTACCCCACCTCTTGGCCCTTTGCTTGCCTGGGCCAAACGTGTTCTTCAAGACCCTTCACAGCCGCCAAAATACTCGCCAGAGGTGCAAGCATTGGCACGGGGAACACAAAATAAAATTGCAAAATTTGGTTTGAAACCCCATAGACTGCTGGAACAAGCGGTGGATGATATTATGGAAAGGGTGGCGGCGAGAGTTCGTCAACTGTAGAGGGATGAGATGGCTAACGAATTTCAACGGGCAATCACAACAGCATTGGCGCAGTATGTAGCAAGTGCAGTGCCAAGTCTTGCTAAGGTGACTCCAGAGTGGCCCACTGCAAATTCGCAGCTTGTGTACCCATCATTAACTGTTTTAACAGTTGGTGAAGTGCGCTTTATCCCTCTTTCTTCTTCTGTCGTTTACCTCTCAGCTCCATCTGGGGCATCATCTTCAACCAACTATTTATGCGGGCATTACGAACCAAGGTTGCAACTTGATTTATGGTGTTCAAATAAAATTCAAAGGGCTGAAATGTATGAACTTGTTTGGAAAGCGTTGAATCCTGACGCAAAAAACATGGGAGTGCGTATTCAGCTTGATAATTATTTTAACGAATGGGCATCCTATGTGATGACAAGTTATTCTTTTTTAGATGGGAATGAGCAAACACAAAAGCAAGAATGGCGTTGTATAATCCGGGTGGACGCTCTTTGTAATGCAATCATGAACCAAACCGAATCTGTGATGGCCAACATCGTTCTTGCAGGAGAACCCACTGTCAACTATGCAGAAGAACTATAACAAGGAATAAAAAATGGGAATTTTTCGGACAAATGACCCAACAGCTTTTGATGATATAGATGGGATCATCATTGATGAAACTGCGCCCCCTTCTGCTATTCAAGGGGTAGCTGCCAACATTGTGATCTTAGTGGGACAATTTGAGAGGGGATCTCATGACTTGACCCAAGTGGGCAGTGTTGGAGAGCTTTTTGAAGCCTATGGCAATAATTTGGCATATGAAGGTCTCAAAGCTCTGCAAAACAAAAAATTTGGCAGACTCAAAATTATCCGTGTAGAGCCAACATCTTCTGCAAAAGGGACTTTAACTTTAGATGATGGTGGCGGTTCGCCTGTAAATGTGATGACTGTCACGGCTAAATACAAAGGTGTTTACGGCAATTCTTTGAAAGTAACCGTAGCCGCTGGAACAACAAGTGGTAAAAAAATCACTATCGAAGACACCACAACCAACGCCGTTTTGCCCATTGAAGTCTATGACAATGTTGATTTAACCGCATACGCTTCTGCCGCTGTAGCCAATGCCGCAGGGATTTTTTCCGCTTCTCGGTTGGTTGATGTGAATGTTTTGGCAGTTACGGCTAACCCCGAAAACATGGCTGCCACCGCTTTAGCAAGTGGAAGCGATGGGAGTTTGGCTGATACTGATTACCAAGCGGCTATTGCTAAAGCAGGTGTAGAGGGTGCCGGTAATATCTTGTTTTTGGATGTCTACAACACAACTCGTAATGGGTATCTAAAAACCCATGCTGCTGATACACAAGACAAAATGTGTGTCCTGGCTGGAGCAGAAGGGGATAGTGTATCGACTGCTATTTCTGCCGTTGGTTCGCTTCGTGATGATGACGGGCGGCTCATCTATGCTTACCCATGGGTACAAACAAACATTAGCGGTAGCAATGTGTATGTGTCTCCTGCTTCTTTTTACGGGGCACTGTTAAGCCAATCAGCTCCCAATATCGACCCTGCCTATGTCCAAAATTCCCAATTTCTTGCTGGAATAACTGGTCTTAAGCTCACCTTAACCCGTTCTGACTATATCAGTCTGAATGCTGCTGGAATATCTGCTTTTGAGTTTGATGCTGATATTGGCTACAAAATCAAAAACGGGGTGACAACCCATATTCTGAATACTGAAAAACAACCTGTTTTGCGCCGCCGCATGACAGATTACCTGACCAACTCAGCTGCAAGATTCCTAAAAAACTACCAAAATGCGGTCAACTCAGCAGAAAACCGTCTCGCAGTCAAAGCGGCTATAGAAGCCTTTGTTGCACAAAATCAAGCCAATAGGCTTTTGCCAAGAGATTCTGAGTTGCGTTCTGGCAAAGCGACCCTTGTGGATGTTGAGTCTCTCAATACCGATGCCACCATCGCAGCAGGGTTTTTCTATGTCCTGTGGAAACAAAGGATTTACAGTTCAATGCGGTATATTGTCCTCAAAGCGCAAATAGGGACTTCTGTTGCTGTAACAGAAGGTTGATTTAACATTCTTAAATAATATAAAGTGTCCAAGGACACCTCTATTTAAGAGTAAATTATGTATGCTGACCCTTTAATGGAAGAGGCTTATAGAAGATGGAAAGTTATAAGATATAGATGCAACAATCCAAAGGCTATGCACTATAGGTATTATGGGGGTAAAGGGATAAAAATGAAGATACCATCAAAAACCTTTATTGAATGGTATCTTTGCAATAAGCCAAAAGATTCAACAAAAGTATGGTCAATTGGTAGAATAGATCATGACAAAGATTACACATTAGATAATATTTCTTTTATTACCCAAAGCGACAATATCAAGGAAAGAAATCATAGAAATGGTTTGCCTATAAATGAAAATAATAAAAATGCTGTAGTTATGATTGATAAAATAACTGGAATAATAATAAAACAATTTTTTAGCCAAGCGGAAGCATCTAAATATTTGAAACTGTCAAATGCTACAATTACTGCGATGGTAAAATACGGTTTAAGATCTACTAAAAGAAATTTTGTCTTAAAAAAAAAGGAGATTTAAATGGCGGCACCAAGTATCAGAGGCCATAACGGTAGTTTCCGGCTTTACGAAAATGGAGCGTTGGTTGATATTTTGGCTGTGACAAGCGTCGATGTCTCTATGGATTCCAGTTTTAGCCGAGCCTATTATGTGGGCGCAAATATTGGAGAAGGTGACCAAGTTGTTGAAGGGTGGTCAGGCTCCATTGATATGGAAGTCAAAGATGCCAAAGTTGAAGAGTTTATTGACGCCCTTATCACAGCTAACTTGAACGGTGTTGGTTTGAGTGATTACACATTTGTGATCACAGACAATTATGCCGATGGGACAAGTAAATCATATGTTTATATCGACTGCCAATTCAAGCTCTCCCGTAGCGCAAAAGGCATGTCCGATAAAATCACCAAAAAGTTAGATTTCCAAGCATCTACCCGTAGGGCGTTGTAAAACGCCCCTTATTTTTCTATCCTCAAGACAATTCTTTATTTCTCAATTGAAAGTTTTTTTATGCTTGCAGTTCATAAAGTCACTTTAGCTACTGGAAAAGTTGTTCTTATTTGCGAACCCAAAATGAAGCATATGAAACTTGCTGAAAAATTAGCCAATGGGAATATGACAGGTTTGGTTTTTCAAGAAGAACTCTTGAAGCAACTTATTCAAAAAGTTGATGAACAAGACATCAAAAAACCAGACCTTTTGGATATGGATGATTTATTTTCATTAGCTGAAATCATGCAGCTCTATTCTTTTTTGGGAAAGTTACTGGGAGGAGGGACTGTTCAGGAGACACAAAGCGAACTCATCTTTGGCAAACAATAACCTGGATTAAACGCTATTCCTCTTACTCAGTTGAGGAACTCCTAAGCCTTTCCGTGGAGGAGTTTGCGTTGGTGTGCGATACTCTTAAAGATATTATCGAAGCGGAAAATGGCCCAAAAGACTAAGGCTAAGACACACCAATGGCAAGTCTCATTTATGAAATAATTAACGAGTTTCGTTTCGAAGCGCAATCTGCGCTCATAAATATGGATGCCGTGCAAAACGCTGCGGCAGGTATTTCTAATTCCATAGATAATTTATTTAAAAAAGTGTCCATTATCCCACAGATGCTTTCGTCGTCTTTGGGGATGTCTTTTGGAGCCAGTGGGCTTTTGTATGGTGCTGTGAGTAGTTTTGAAAACTTGCAGAAAAATTCCCTTGCATTTGCCAATATCATTTCATCAAATTTGGATTCTCTCGAAGGCCCTATTGGGACTTTTAACGAGCGGATGGCAGCTTCGGATGCTCTTTTAAAAGATTTTGCCAAAACAGCTCAGCAATTTAGTTTGGACGAAGGGGCTTTCATACAAACCACCAAAATGCTCACTGCCCAGCTTGTCCCAAAAGGGTTGGCTGGAACAAACTTTGGCACCGCTAAAGAAATGAGCCGTGGGCTATTGAAATCGGCTCCTATTTTGGGTGTTGACCCTAATTTTGTCCAAGGCGAACTTTTGCGCTCTATGGAAGGCTCGGCAAGCCTTAATGACACGCTTTTTCGCCGTTTAGCGGCAGAAACTAAGGTTTTTAGAGACCTCAAAAAAGGTGTTGTGTCAGAAGATGTGCAAAAAGCAGGTGGATTTAAGGGCAATGTAAAGGTTTTTGATTCTATCTCTAAAATGTTCAATGCCTTGCCTGCCGCTTCTCGTGTGGAGGTTTTGACACAAGCCCTCACACAATTTGGAGATGATGCGGATGTGGCGGCAGGGAATGCCAATCTTCTCTCCAATAAATTGATGGCTATAAAAAATCAGTTAACTGGCGTGGCTGGTGTTTTGCAACCAATTGGTGCAGTAATTGTCCCTAAGTTAAGAATGATTTTAGAGTTTATTTCTAAAATGATAGAAACTCATGTTAGACCGGCATTTTTAAGGCTTTCGCAAGCGATAGAAGTTGCAGCAGATAACCCAGAACGCCTTTTTGCAACTATGTATCAAATGCGAGAGTTGCAGAATGATCTTAATCTTGTGGGCAAAATTGCTGCTTTTATGCCTATTTTGCTTGGTATAAAATTTTTATTTCAAATATTTGGTAAATTTCCTCAAGCAGTCCAGGCATTTGGGACTGGTATTATTGCCGTTTTTAAAAAAATTGGTCTTGAGCGATTTGGAATTCAAATTGCGGCTTTTTTAAACACTCTTTTGCTTGGAAGAGTTGCAAAAATAATTGGAGCTTTTTCTTTAGGAAGTATTTTTAAATTTATTGGTAAAGGTGTTCTAATTAGTGCTTTGGTTGCAGTTGTGACAGGCATAGGTACTTTCATTTTGGCTTTATTCAATATGAAAAAAGTCATAGGAAGTATTTTATTTGTATTTAACGGATTAGCATGGGTATTAAGGCGTATATTAGCACCCATTATTTTGTCAACATTAGCATTTCAGACTTTATCTCGTGCAATGGGTTATGCAAAAATTTTAGATGCTAAAAAAATATATGATATGGCCCCACAATTTGAACAGGTCTTTTCTCGCATTGTCAAAGTGATTGCTCAAATATTAAAACCCATTGATGACATTGTAGATTCAATTGCTAGAATGATTTCTCCTTTATTTGGTATGACTTATATTGCAGGTCAAGACATTTTGGGCAAAATCCTTTGGGTGTTTGAAGGATTAGCTAAGGCATTGGAGTTTGTTAGAGATATTTTTATTAATTTTCTTGCCAATTTGCAGGGCATCTTTTTTGCTCTTTTTCGCACATTTGAAGTGTTTACGAATATGTTTAGCAATCTTCTGACAGGGCTAGCGGATCTATTTAAAAACTTTTTCAATTCTATCCTGAGTGGTGATTTATCCGGGGCTATGTCACTCAAGCCTCTTACAGACAAGTTGACTCCTTTTAGTGAAATAGGAGTCGCCTACAATGCAGGATATGAAGATATCGTTGGTCGTTATATGTCTGACATCAACAATCCAAACAAAAAAGATAAGGCCATTGTGAACCGCAACACAAATATTGATAAAGTGGTTATCAACAATGCTTTCAAAGAACAATTGGAACCTGACCGCATAGCCAACAGTCTTGTGAAGACACTCATGGAGGTCGCCGATAATCCTAGGCAAGGTGCCACAGGTGGATTGGCGACTGGCTTTTTTAGGTAACGGGTGGGCATATGCTGGGTAGCTTTGGTGATATCAAAAAGATTGCAGCAGACACCTTAAGCGATTTTCTCGCACCGTTTCGTTCGCCATTAAATATTGGTTATCAAGGTGAAGACTTTCCAGATGGTTTGCAAGTCACAGAAATCACAGATTTAGCAACATTCAAAGATGGCACCGGTGGTTCTACTATCTTCTTAAAGGGCACTCGGATGCCCAAACAGCCTTTCACATGGGGAGGCTCCCAAAGAATCACAAAAGAATATTACCCAGGAAATTTAGAACCTGCGGTGCAAATTCTTGGGCCAAGGGAAGAAAATGTCACTTTAGAGGGCAAATGGTCTGACAAGAGAAATAAAGTCAAATCAGCATCTGACCTTCAAAATCCTGACATTTATGGAATTTCCTACCAACTCCAAGAGTATTTTGATGCTCTGCGTATGCGTGGCAATCTCATTTATATGAGGTTAGGAGAATGGGAAAGATACGGCTATATTGAAGAAACAAATTTTATGATGAAAACAATCGGTTTCATTGAATGGAAAATTGTTTTCTCAGTCATTTCAAAATTCAAACCGACACAAAACTTTTTTGCTAATAATCTTCAAGAGCTTCCAATAGATACAAACTTGCAAATGGCCGTTGCAGCTACAGATTTTAACACAGACTCACTTCTTGACCTTCCTGTGCCTTCTGGCATTTTTTCAGAATTTAGCAATGCCATGTCGTCGTTGGCCAGCAAAATTGCCACGGTCACTAAATTCATTGATGGGACACTGGCTTTAGCAGAGAAAACCACAGACCATATAGGCAAAGCTCTGTCGTTAATTAAGGGTTTAAGGGGTGATATTGCACGATTTAAACGCAGAATAGGGTTACTTGGAGTCTCAATTAGTGATATTTCGATGAGTTTTTCGGCAGCAGAGCGGCGCAAATTCACCGATGTGATCAATTTTAATTTGCGCCAAGGCTTGCACAAACCTTCCCGTCCCACAATTCTCAAGAGTTCTGCAAATGTGGGAAGTTACTTGTCCACGACAAGCTCATTAACAAGTGCCAGTGCCGTGCGCACAACTCCGAGTTTAGAGATTTTATTATCTCGGTTGCAAAGGCAACTGGAAGCCATTAGCAAAACTCTGCCACTTGCTCGTTACCGTGTTCGGCAAGGGGATACCTTGGCCAAAATTGCTTACACCTTTTATAAAAATAGTGAACTTTGGCAAAGGATTTACACACACAATAAACTTTCATCTACAGAACTTGTTGTTGGTTCTATCTTGGAGATTCCCAAGACATGACAATCTCTTATCCACAAGCCGCAGTGGTTTTGCGTGTCATTTGGGAGGATTTCAAAACAAACAAACCTGAACTTCAAGATGTTTACACTATGGAGGTGTTGCCAAAACGGGTTTCGGTTAGCCTCAACAACTATAAAGAGGCGGATACTTTTGAGGTGGAACTGGATTACCGTATCTTCCCTCTTGACCCACGCTTTGTGCGCTCTTGTCAAATCACCATCCATATTGAAAATATGGAAAAGTTGGTTGATAGCAATGGAAAAGCAGTCCGCATAAAGCCAAGGGCACCTAGTTCTGGGGCTTCCCACAACACTGTTTTGATGGGGTTTGTGGACACGAGCAATATAGATTTTAACGACACGACCAAAACAATACTTATGAAGGGCAGGGATTTTACAAGCCTTTATGCGGATATCCCTTGGGGTGGAAAAGCGGTTTCTCTGTCAAAACCAGTTGATAAAGTCATTGAGGATATCATCTCTCAACTCAAAACAACGGGCGATATTAAGGTGGATAATCGGACTGGTATTTCACCATTACCCATCCTAGCCAACATTGCCCCAGATTTAGGAGAATTGGCCGGGACCCGTGGGGCAAAACGCAAAGAAAGCGTTTGGGATGTCATACAGGAAATAGCTGCAAAAGCAGCACTCATTGCTTATATCGAGCTGGATAAACTGGTTTTGACTATCCCTCAAGTCCTCCGTGACCCCAACAAAGCAGTCAATTTCATTTTTGGACACAATCTTAAGTCTTTGCAATTTGAACGCAAGCTAGGACGTTCCAAGGGTTTTAACGTGCGTGTGAGAAGCATTGTCGGCAAAACAGTTCTTGTGGCCGATATCCCCAAGGAAGCCACATCCCTTGATGTTGCCGGAAAAGAAAACACAGTCAAAAAACAGACAAGCAAGGGTGGCAAAATCCAAGATGGAGAAGAAGCGGCACCTTATTACACCTTTGCTGTTTCCGGGGTGGCATCCAAGGATGCTCTCATAAAAATTGGTGAAAATATTTACGAAGAGATGAGCCGTCAGGAGATAGAGGGCAAATTTGAAACCCATGATATGGAATCTTTTGACAATTATAGAAATGTGATTGATTTAAGTAAATTAAGAAATGGTGCCGCAGTTGCCATTGATGTCTCTCCCCAAGATATGAAAGCCATGAGGCGACTGAGTGCTTCCAGTGAGCGGCTCAAATACCTATTGCAGAGGGGGTATACCCGTCAAGTGGCTTCTGTCATTGCCAATAATTTTGGCAAATTTGCAACGCCATTTTATGCCAAAGACATCAATATGGAATTTTCTATTGAAAATGGTTGGCGTTTGCATGTCGATTTCATCAATAGAATCGAAACGAAAAACCAGGGGGTTTAGGTGGATCTGGAAACCCTAAAAGCGATATTTGGAGACAAAAGAACCCACATCGCCGTTGGGCGTATTCTCAAAGTGGAAATTGCTGCTAACCTGTCTGTTTGTCGGGCACTTGTTCTTGTTTTGCCAGACGAAATAGAAATTGTGGCTCAAGTCGCATTCCCGCATGCCCACAAAGGGGGTGGCTATTTTGCCCTTCCAGACCCCGATGATTTTGTCATTGTGGCTTATTCTTCTCCTGATGATGCTTATATATTTGGCTATATAGCCAATTCCGATGATCCAGTGCCTCAAAAAGCCAAAGATGGAGATGTGATTCTCACTTCACGTCAGGAAAAAGATCTGTATTTAGGTGGGAAAAAAGGGCATTTGACAGATTTTGACCTGACTGTTGCAACCGAACCAGTGGTTTTGGGAAATGTGCTTGCCACTGGTTTGGGGGCATTGTTAACCAAAATTGAAGGTATTTTGGACCAATTGATTGCAGGTGATATCTTTCTTGTGACTTCTCCAGGAAATCCCACGGCACCTAATCCAGCCAAAACAACAGCACTCAACACTTTAAAATCAGACATAGGGACAATCAGGAGCACTTATTTGACGGATGCTTCAACCAACATCAAGTCGAAAGTGTGGTTCACTATTAGGGGGGAATGATGGCTCTCACGGCAGCATCTTTAACGGCTAAAATGATTGCAGAACTGGGAACGGCTTCGGATCCCACGATGCAACAAGATGTTTTGGGTAAAATTGCAAAAGCCATTGTTGATGAAATCAAGCAAAACGGTGTTGTGACTGTCCCAGCAACTGGACTTGTGGCTCCCAATGGCCCCGTGACAGGTTCGGCAACGGGGACAATCTCTTGAGGCAAAAATGGAACTTCTAAACGATCTTTTGCTTGATGATGATTTTACAGTTTCGGCACAAGGGGATTTTGCGTTGGTTGAAGGTGTGGCAAATGTACGCCAAGCTCTTTTGCACCGGTTGCTAACCACCCCTGGGACCGTTGTTCATCGTCCAGAATATGGAGTTGGGATCCAGGATTATCTCAACTCACCTCTGTCTTTTGACACAAAGCGAAAAATGGCGGTTGCGATACAAGGGCAATTCTTGAACGATTCAAGGGTGGCAGAGGTAAAGACTATCCAAATACAAGATTCTCCTGAGAACCCCTCTAGCGTCACTCTATTGGCATCTGTGCTTATTGATGGTTCCGGGGATGCTATTTTACAGTTTGATATAGGCTAAAGGTAATCTATTATGGCACTGATTGTAAAGACGATGCAGGAATTGGTGGATGACTTTGTTGTAGAGCTGCAAAGCCGCCAACCCAAGCTGACCGATACCTCTGAGGGTTCGGTCATAGACACCTTAGCCGGGGCAACCGCATTTTTGGCTTCAGAAGCCATGCTTATCGCCCAAGAGCTTTTTGCGAAAACTTTTTTTTCGACTGCCAATGGTCCAGAGGTGACAGGTGGACCTGATGATCTCCAAACGCTAGCTGTTGACCACTTTGGAACTGGTTTTTCTCGGCTTCCAGCGCAAAAAGCGATTGGGACAGTCGTTTTTTCACGTCCAACAGCCGATGCAGGCGATGTCGTTATCTTAACAGGAACAGTGGTTAAGACGGCAAAAGATGCCTCTGGACTAGAAATCCGTTTTGCAACAACCCAAGACAAGACATTGACAGGAACCACGATCACCGCACCTGTTGAAGCCATTGTTGCAGGGGTAAATGGCAATTTATCCCTATCGGTCCCATTGCAAATTGAAACAGCACTCACCGATCCCACAGTTGTGTGCCAAACACACCCGTCTTTAGCCTTTACGGGGGGATCGGAAGCGCAAACAGATGCCGAATATAGAGATTTTATTATCAGTCAATTAGGCAATAGACGGCTCACTGTAAAAGATTCCATTGAAGCTGCATGCTTAGATGTCACGGGGATAACTGTCGCCCAAGCGGTGGAAATCAATAAACCAGTCATTGAATACGATATTGCAACCAACGCTATCAAATCCGGGGCAGAGTTTTTCCGTATCCCTTATCCAGTGGTTTACATTGCTGGAGTTACGGGGACAGCAACACCAACGCAAATCGCTGAAGCTCTTGAAAATATTGAAGCGGTTAGGGCATGGGGTGTGGCAGTCAATGTTGTGGGGGCGACTCCTTTGTCCGTGACTTGGACACTTTCGGTCACGCTAAATCCTCTAGGTCCCAATTATCCAGCGTTTAGTTTTGGTGATTTTACTCTCATAGAAGATGCGATGAGCGAATATATCCATGGGATTGCAATAGGTAATGGTTTTGTCAAAACAACAGCAACAAATGCCATCCTTTCTATTTTCGGTCCGACTGGAACCGATGATTTAACAGCAGCAAGCACGACAATTCCCGGAGCGGATATTGCTGGGGCGACAGCTCAAAAACTGATTCCAGGGACAATGGCGGTGGTGTGATGGTGAGAAGCCTTGGGGATTATGCAGGTTACGTCAAAAGTCTGATGCCAGGTTGGAGGCAAGGGGAAACTTATGATGCTTTAGCCTATGCCATTGCAAAAGTCTTTAGAGAAATGACGCTTTCCATTGAAAGCCATTACAACGAAACATTTTTGCAAACAGCAGAAGCGGAAAGGCTTGATCAATACGGGGAAGAGCGTGGGATCCCAAGATTAGATGGGGAAAGCGATACAGCGTACCGGACACGGATCGTGACCCGAAGCGTGATCAACAAAAGTGCAGTTGAGGCCGCTATTGAACAAGCTATTGAAGATGTTTACCCATTAGAGACTATTACTTACCAATTATATGAGTGGTATGGGTATGGCCCTTACACAGAACTTGGATTTTTAGACATTGATATGGTCAATGTGGATAAAGGGTACAATCAATTCCTTATAGAAATAACAAGTCCTTTGCCAGTCATAGATCGGGCTTTGTTTTATTCATCTTTGATTGATCTCGTTGCGGAAGTGAATGCTTTTGGTGTGTTTTTTGACATAGTTTATAAGGAGTAACGATGCGGCGCATACGGTTTACACAGTACGAACGGATATTGTCCGAAGACCTAAACAACATTAGCAATGCCATTTACGACAGTGTTTTAGACCGTATTGTTGGCAATTTAGTCAAGGGTTCAACAGGTTGTATTTTGGGAGATGGGTTGGTGATAACCCAATCTTCAGTCACTTCTTTAGGTGTGACTGCCGGTGAGGTTTTGTACAAACGCTCTAGTGTGCCCATAGGCGAATCTGCATACACGCTCATTGGGACCCAAGCCACGGCAACGGTTGCCGTTCCAGCCGCACACGCTACACTTCCACGGATCGATACTTTGGTTTTGGTTCCCGATGATGCAACCCAAGAAAGCTATACAAGGGATGTGCGGATTGGGGGAAGCAACACGGTGAGTAGCGCAACCGTGGACAAAATTACTGAATACATCGGAACGCTTTTGCTTGTCGTGGGCACTCCCAACGCCTCTCCTGTAGCTCCAAGTGCGCCTGCTGGAACATTAAAAATAGCAGAAGTTTACGTGACTCCTGCTGTTGGTGTTGTGAACACTGCGGCTATAACGCCTTCTTTGCAAAAATGGGAACTCATCAATGCAACCAACCCCACGTTGCAAAGTCTGACTGTTGCGGGAGCTATCTCTTGCGACACTTTGAGTGCAACGACTCGCATTGCAACACCTGATCTCGATGCAACGACTTTAGGTGGGACTTTGGACATTGGGGATACCAATGCTTCGACGGTTAATATTGGCACTAAACCGGGTTCGCAGATCAATGTGGGCTCATCCACTTCAACCATCGTACTCGATGGGATAGTGACCACTATCAACACGACCAATTTAGATGTTGAAGACAAACTGATCAGAGCTAACAAAGGTGGGTTAGCGGCATCGGGTGGAGAGAGTGGGCTAGAGATAGAGGAAGGTGGTTCGGCTACAGCCTACGTCAAAACGAATACAGCTAGGACGGGTTGGGAAATCAAAGCTCCCACTAAGGGTATTGTGGATATCCAGGGGGCAGCTTCTGCAAAGACAACTCTCGTTGCCACTTCAACAGCTGATAGAACGATCAATTTTCCAAATGCCTCTGGGACGTTAGTGGGAACAGGTGATACGGGCTCAGTGACTTCGGTCATGATAGCCAATGAGACAATTGTTGATGGCGATATATCACCATCGGCTAGTATCTCTGGAAGTAAGATCCAAGCAGCCAGTGCTAGCAATGCAGGTGTTGTGACAACGGGGACTCAAGTCCTAGCAGGCTCAAAAGAATTCAGCACAGCGCTCACCCTTTCAGGGACCCCAGGAGCTGCTGCCACAAATAAAATCAATATTGGTGCAGCTTCTGCCAATCAGCTTGATATTGTTGGGGATAACACGTTTCGCCTTTCGATCTCCACAGCTGGATTAACAGGCAATCGGAGCATCAGTGCACCTAATCTCAGTGGTGAAATTGTTGTTGGAAGTGGGACTCAAAGCATAGGTGGTGTAAAGACCTTTACTAGCAACGGTTCTTTTACTTCAGGGACAACGGCCACAAGTACAACCACAGGTGCTTTGACAGTCACAGGTGGTATGGGCGTCTCTGGCACACTGTTTGCCAATGCGGCCATGCTTCCAGGAGGTGCGCTTGAGGTTGGATTTGGTAGAGGCTCCGACGGACCGTCTTATCTAGACTTAATTTCAACCGGTGCAAACCCAGATTTTGACGCACGTATTATCCGCAACAGTGGAGCCAACGCAGCGTTAGGGATTTATTCCAGTGGGACTGGAGAGATAGAAATACGCAATACCACCAATGCTACGACAGGCCAGGGCGTACGTGTTCAAGGGTATAGAAATGGGGCACCTGGAACTGGTTATGTAGGAGAGGGGGCTTCTCAAACATTAGGCTCAAATACATCTTTTGGTGGCCCTGACACACCTAAAACATTTGTCACATTAACTTTAGATCCTGGGATTTGGCTTGTTTATGCTCAGGCTGCTTTTGATACATCAGCCACAACTAGGAGCGAAGTTATTGTATCGATTGGAACGGCCCTAAATACGCTTGATACTGGGTGCATGGCAAGTAATTCTAATCCTGGTAATTCACGTGATATTTATTTAGCCACACGCCCCAGACTTGTGTCGATAACGACCAGCACGCCATATTATTTAACGTGTCGGGCAGGTTATAGCGGTTCTTCACCTTTAGTGTTAGCAACTGTTAGTCTATTAGCTGCTGTGCGTTTGTAGCATAACAGTCTGATAATTCAATAAAAAGTGAAAATATATGCAATTAGCTGATTTTAATAAATTTGTGAAATTAGAATATCCAGAATGGACAGGGAGTTATCAACCTTTTATTGCTGGTAGGAAAACAGCTTGCAATGCTATTTTGATCAATCCGCAAAGACAAATGAATGTCATAGCTATTTATTCAGTGAATCGATCGGTTATCAAAGTTTTTATAAAAAAGAAATCAGGGGATTATCTTTATGGGGATGGTTCTGGTGCTTATGTCCCTATTACGCAAGAAGAATTTGAACAAAACATCATTACCCGATAAGAACAAAAAAAAGATATAATCCTTTTGGGAAACAAAAAAGCATTTTGCTTTCGTTTTCCGATGGGGGTATGTAAATGGTTATAGAGGGGATTATATCATACTTAGGGCCAAAAGTTGTTGAGTATCTTTTTTCACATTTGAGAGAATGGGCGGAACCTGTAGCTAAGGGTGTTGGTTGCAAGGTTCTTAATTTTGCTGGAGAAAAGTACGCAGAGCAAAGGCATGAAATTGAAGCATGGGTGAGGAATCTCATACCTGGCCAAAAGTGGGATGACATTGCAGTTAAGTTAATAGATCAAATGATTGTTTTTGGTATGCAGGAAATTGCTGAATTTATTGAATGCGAAGTCAAGTTGCATGGGCTCAATTCTATAGATGCAATGGAAAGAGCAATAGAGGCAGGAAAAGTTCCAGCAATCTTTAATAAAATTTCAGCCAAAGTGACTTACAACACAAAAGAATTTAGAACTGCAATTTAACCCCGCTGGGGGTTTTTATGATTTCACTTCTCGAAGAAATATCTTCTGCAACAAAACTTTTTTTTTACTTTAATTACCGTTTTTTTAGAAAATCAATATGTCTGTTGTTGGGAATCTATAAACAATCTGAAGGATTAGGGTGGTGTATGGGTGAACCTTATTTGCGAGTATCCAAAAAAAATGAAAAGTTTCCTGATGGGACTTATAAATTAGTTTTGCAACTTTTTAATGAAAAGGATCAGGAGCAAGCCAGATGGCTTGTTTGCTCAGGTCAGGGCTATGCCCAGCAATTTCGTAAGGCAGGGCGTAATATTCCAGGCTCCATGGAGCCTTGTCCTCAAGGGACATATGTTGTGCATGATATTTTGTGGGCAGGTGGTAAGGACAATTGGGAATCTAGTCATGCTGCTGGCATTGGGCCTGTTTTTATTCCGATAGTTTGTCCAGAAGAAAAACGCAGAGGGGAATTTGGAATCCATTGTGATTACAACAGAAATAAAGCTCCTGGTTCTGCTGGTTGCTTAGTCACAACGACTCTAGGCGATATGAAAGATATAGTGGTTTGGTTGCGAAAGTTGGATCCAAAGAAATTAATAGTGGATTGGGGGCTTTAGTGTTTGACGAGAGGTATTTGCTGAGTCCTGTCAGAATGAGACTAAGGATGAAAGCAAGGAAAAAAAGATGGAGACTGTTGTTAGTCAAAGTAAAAAAGCTAAGAAAAAAGACATACTTGATTCTTTTGGGAGCAAAAAAGAAACTGTTATCCAAGGTGAGATTATAGCCTACCTAAACCAACCTCATATCCAAGACTTCTGTTTTACTTTTCGGCAACAAAATGTTGGCATATACGACCCCATAGCTCGCACATACCGTTTTCCCTACGGAATAGGGCGTATAAGGGGTGTGAGTGACATATTGGGTGTTGTGGGCACTTGTGGGATTGATGAGGGCTTAATGACTGGTCTAGGGAGGTTTTTGGCCATTGAGGTTAAGAGTGTCAATGGCAAACTCTCTCCTGAGCAAGCCACCTTTTTGATGCAAATCAACAACAGGGGTGGGATAGGGATTGTGGCAAGGTGTGTGGAGGATGTGGAGGATTGTTTTCGCCGTGAAGGGTATCTTAAGTCCTAATTTCAGCTTCAACAAGTCGTAAGCATTGTGTATTGTTGACTTTAAAGTTTTCCATAGTGACATAACAAACAGTATTATCGGTGGGAAAAGAGCAACGGATGATATCTAAGCCTTTTCTGATTTCAACCATTGTGCACACAGGTCTATCTTCATCCTGAATCAATGGTTTTCCACTTGCATGTGCACACCCTAAAGATAACAGCATACCAATTGTCAAAAATTTGAGCATGGAAACTCCTAGAAAAAGGAGCCAACCCTATGAGGTTGCGCCTGTGAAGCACTAGGGTTGGTTGTTCCATTGTGGAAGCTGGAAAACCAAATTGCAAGCTCTGCCAAAAAGAAAAGAGGAACAGGTTGAAACCCATTCCTCCCCGTAGGTGTTGGTCGGAACTTAGACTCTAAATGGACTCATCCAAAAAGAAAAGAGGAACAGACCTAAATCTATCCCTCTTCACTCTCATTAACATCTTCTGGATATCCACTTCAGAAGACTTTGAATTTATTACAAAAGTGAAATTCTGACAAGTTTTAGCAAGCGTTTTTCTATGTGATTGATTTTGTTGGTTGTTTGAGAATTAGGAACGTGTTTCCTGTGTATGCACCTACGCCCTTCCTGTGTATGAGAAACGTGTTTCCTGTGTATGAGAAACGTGTCTCCTGTGTATGATTTTTGGTTTAGAAACGTGTTTCCTGTGTATGAGAAACGTGTCTCCTGTGTATGATTTTTGGTTTAGAAACGTGTTTCCTGTGTATGAGAAACGTGTCTCCTGTGTATGATTCTAAATTTAGAACGCCTGATAATCTAGTGAATTTAAACTGTTACTAGATAACCGTAACCCTCTTAGTGTATTATAGTGTATTAATACATAGTGTATATATAGTCTTTTTTTTTGACCCCATCTTTGGGTGTTGAGTTGGAGAATCGGTGGAAGAGGTGTAATCTCAAAAAATCATTTTGAGGGGCAAGCCCTATGAAACGAGCAGCTCACTTAAACGGTGGTTTTTTGGTCTGGAAAAGGAAGGCAAAAAGAAAAGAGGGACAACGTTAACTGTCCCTCTTTAGAATTCCAACACATGGACGTGTTATTTGGAGGTTTGATTGTTAAATGAATCATTGAGTAAAGTCAATAGCGATATCAGTCTTTTTCTGCAAAAGAATATACAAGATGATGATATCAAAAGACTAAGTGTTATATACAGGGTTGATAGAGAAGCTATCAGAGACATAATTTCCAGAGAATTGATTTTCAAGGTTTTGGAATCTTACTACTTATCCAGATGGGGACAATCCTATTTTAAGGCATTACAGAGGGATTTTCCTGATGGATTACACCTCTTGGATAGGTTTCTATGCTTATGTCGTGAAAAGCCTCAATTTGGTATGTTTAAGGATGGTTATTTTGCATTAAAGGAGTATGAGACTCCTTCTTTGGTGGAGATTCCAGTTAAAGCCGTTTCAACAAATCAACCAACCAGCCAGCTAACTATCCAAACAGCAGATCAGTCAGTTTTGGAAATAAAAGTTATTGAAAAAAGGGTTAGACGAAACAAAAGTGAATTCCAAGACTTGAGCGATAACAATGTCCTTACAAAGTTACAACTATTTAAAAAAGGACTTGCAAAGGTTAAGCATCAGGATGTAGAGAAAGAGATTACAAGGTTTAAGGATAAACCCAAGAATCCAGAAGAAAAGATTGTTTATTTTCTTCAACATCCAGAGAAGTTTCAAATGAATTTGAAAAAAGCGAACACATTTGTAAATGACACGTTTAATTTTAGTCTTTTTGCTCGTGGTCCTGTGTTCAATGTGATGTCTTCTGAAGAGCGTTACCGTTATACTCGCATAATAAATTGTGTTGAGGTGGATATAGATAGACCTGAAACAGAGGTTTATGATTGGGAATGTGGGCGATTTGAAATATCCGGTCCTTATTTATGCACAGGCGATGCTAAGGTGCTCAATGCTCTCTTGTTCCTTCATAAGAGAAATTTTGGTTTATATCTAAAGACAACAGGGTTAAAACTGGCCCAAACATTGGGAATGAAAACTTTAAATAAAAATGGCAAGCATAGTTTAGATGGCAGAACTTATTACCGTTTGGCACGTCATTTGGGCCGATTATCATCGTGTTATATTGAGTTTCAGGCATCACCTGGTCATAAACATCTTGGGATTTTTTCTGGGAAGGTACTGGATTATAGCTTGAGTGCTGAAGGGTTGGTTGTAAAATTTAACAATTCATTAATTATTCATACCCAAAGGCGTTTATTTAGCCAGCTAGACATGCGGTTTTTAAACACATTGAATGCAATGGATTACCGATTAGTCACTTTTTTAGAAAGCCATGAGTATGGAAAGGGTGTTAATGCTTCTTTTCAAAGATCACTCTCTTTCATGAAAGAGTTATTTTATCCTAAAACACATAACGAATTAGATGATTATGTGTTTAATGGAAGAATCAAAAATTCCATTAAAAGATTAAAGGATGCTGAATATTTGCATCAAGATTCAGGTTTTGAGAATGGGCAATATATCTTCGGAAGGCTTCAGAGAAAACCATATCTTGGCGAAGTCAATTTGCAATCTATCTCCCATCTGAGGTTAGTACCTTCTGGAACTCTGTTGGTTGAGGATCAACAAGTTGGTCAAGTTGTCAATTTAGGGCAAAAAGAAGAAAACCCCCATTTAGGGGGCTAGAAGGGCAAATCTTGGAAAGCAGGGTGGTTAGGGTTAGGGTTCCCCTCTTTCTTCGCTCCTAGACCTGTTCCTGCCCCATTCATGGGGATTCCCGGTATCCCAGGTCCAGGCGAACGGGCAAGTTTACGATTCCGCATCTCAATGGCCTTAGCGCACAGCTCAGCGTTTCCGGTGATTGTGGTTTGTGCAGAGGGGATATCTGCCAAGTTGCCATAGGCATGCTTGCCAGTGTGTTGAGCACGTCCAAAGAAACCCGTAGGTCTATCCCTGTAGATACCCTTTTGTTTATCGAGTTCATGTGCGACTTGGATGTAGAGGGGTTGGTGGCCAAGGATAGCCATCAGCTCACGCTCATCAAATCGTGGTGGTGCGCCCACGGCTTTGAGGAGAGCAATCATACCTTCTTTTGCAATGGTCCGAGCCATTTCGGATTCTGCTTGAAAGGACAAGATCCGCCATGTGCGTCTGCCAATAAAGGGGCAAAGTGCGTATGAGGGTTCTTTTTCAATTTTGAATTCAATGTTTAGGTAAGGGGCACCACCGGATCTAGGGATTTGAGATTCTATTTTGATGATAGCGGCAGCGTAGAAGCCTTCGGGGAGAACTTCGCTATCTGCTGGGATTGCTCTAAATTCCAAGTCGCCGTGGTCAGAAAAGTCGTAAAAAGCCATAACCGTCTCCTATTTTTGTTCAGGTAGATTGCCAAAATTGCGTATATCCGCAAACCACTCGCCTTTGGGATCGTAGTAAACGGGTTTTAGCTGGTATTTGTTTTTTGCAAAGATATTGCCCATGGTGTCTGTGTATATTTTGCGGCCATTGGTCTTGTGAGTCTTTAGTGTGGTGTGCCCTGATTGCTCATTTTGTGAGTCGATATTGCGTAGGTAGTAAAAGACAAAATCGACATTGAGGCTTGCAGTGAATCGTCTAATGCCTTTATAGGCATCGAGTTGGACCATTTGCATGGCTTTGCCGTCAAATTCGGCTTCATACCTATCCTCATGGCCCAGAATCAACAGATTGCACCCTTTGCTCAGGATATAAGCAATCATGCCGTCATCTTTAGACCCCAGCCACTTCTTAAACCGGTTGCAAATGATTGTGTAGTCATTGCCACGGTTTGCGCTTGTTAACGCCTCTTTTCCCGTTTCCAGTAGGTATTGTTTTTCGAACAAATCTTGGATGACGTAGAGAGAGTCGAAAATGATTGTTGTGTATCCATCCTGGATGCGCTTATGCACGCAATGCCTAATGGCATTCAGGATGTAACTTGGGTGCTTGTTGGTTGGGAACCGTTGTTTAGGGCCATAAATACCACCGCAACCTCTTTCGATGTCGAACATGATGGAATTTGGGATTTGCATAGCAAGCGAACTTTTGCCGACACCGCTTTCTCCGTAGAGAATACCAATCCAATTTTCAAAGATTTTTTCAGTTATGACGGGGAATTCATCTTCAGGAGTGGTAAGGGCGATGGGATCGGCATGAGTACCAATCACTTCACTAGAGACAGCACTAGAATCTATAGACATAACAAGCATCTCCACAAATCTACAAAATGAGAACTTACAACAGTTGAGTTGGCAATATACTAATCATTTGTTTACTTTGCAAGTCGAAATTGTTATAAAAAGCGTCACAGGAGAAGTGTCAATAAAATGAGAGGTTGTGCAGTGGAAAAGGTAAATAAAATTACAAAGTTGGTTGAGTTGAAGGGATTGCTAACATCACGCATAGACAATTTGCGCAAAGAAATTATGGAGTTACTAGACAGCAACACGGCATTGTTCGAACCTCCTAAAGAGCAAGTGGATCCTGTCCACCATAAAATACTGCAAGTCTTAGACAAATATGGCTATTTGACTGTCAGAGGTATGACACGGCATGTTTCTAGCAAGTGGCAAAAGAAGGATTTTTTGACAACCAACGTGCAGCAAATGGTGGAACTTGGGCTTTTGGATACAATGGTCATTGAGCGCACAAAGCAAAAGCATTACCGTTTGTCGAAAAAGGGAAAAGCGCTTTTGGAAAGATTAGATGAACAAAAAGGCGTAAAGACGCAATCGAGAGTGGTGAGATTAGACCAGCCAAAAGGTCTAAATGCGCAATCAAGCCTCTTTTAGACCATGTTTTTGTATGAAAAAGGAGAACTGATGTCGGAGATTGTGGAACAACTTATAGCAGAAACTGAGCCAATAGCAGAAACTGAACAAGACGTTAGTCTGAAACTTCATCAACCTAAAGTGAAAGTTATCCATTATAAAATTGTGGAAGGGTTGCTTTTTCTAAAAAACTTTAGTGAATATGTTGAAAAATCGAAGTTTTATGTTCTTGAATATCAAGAATTAGAAACCAACGAACACAAACAAAGGTTGTTTTTTGAGCTTAAGGATATGGCAGAGTGGTTGAAAGAAAACACGGGTTTTGTTCATGTGGATAGCTATTTCATCCCAAAGGCTTGAAAGAGAATTGGGGTTGTTTGACCTGCTATTCTTGTAATAGCAGGTCTTTTTTTGTGTCCAATAAAATAGTTATTTCTTTGTTTGAGTCCAATAAATGTCTATCCATTGGACTCGAATCATATCTAATCTCGATAAAACCTAGAAATTTAGACAGAGGAGTTGGTTGACATGTTTTTGCCCACTCATCCCAAAGTTCGTGCCATTTACATGCAGAAATGCGAAACTGCTTTGAATGAGATTGAAAGTCGATTTCTCCACATCGAGAAAAGAATCCAAGACTTTGACGAGAAGACTCCAGAACATGTGATGGAGAAAATTGATAAAGAATACCGAGGGCTTATTGAAAAAAGAGACGAATTGTTGCAATACCAAAACATGTTGCAAACAGATGCCTTTGGTCAAAGAGATGATCCCAATTGTGAAAACGAAGACTGAAGATATAGA